CGGCGTTGGCCAGGATTCAAACTGTCGCCCGAACCCATGGTGGTGGAGAGTGGCTGACGCGCCAAATACTCGTCATTGCTGTCCAAGTCGGTGCTGGAGATGTTCTCCTCGATCTCGTCCAACTCATAGCCCATGGCCAGCAAATCGTCCACGGTGGCCATCTGACGGTGGGCGATGATGCCTGCATCCTCAAATGAACGCGCTCTACGATCAAGCACCAACTCTTCAGGTGGCACAGCCATGATGCGGATGCGCCCATCCTTGGTGGTGCGCTTGATCTGCACATCGTGCAACATGGGTTGCTGCATCGGCATTGGCAAGCCAGTGGCCGGATCAACCTGTGGCTGCATCATGTCCATGGGCATTGATGGGTCTGGATAACTGACAACGATCTTGACCTCTGCACCCTCTTGCATCAGCAGTTGTACGGTCTGGTCATCAAGTCCAGAATAATCCTCAATCTTGACCTCATCCACCTCGTCCCACCAGTACTTGGCAATGCCGCACTTACGCACCAGCGAGTCTTTGAACAACGCATAGGTGGTCATAAAACCGTTGTTGTCGTTGCTGAATATGTAATTGGCATAGTCAGTCGCCTGCTGTGCGCCAGCCACATCTTCTGGTCCACGCGGCACATATTCAACGACATTCTCAGAGCTGAAGAAAACCTTCATCAGGCTTGGCAGCATGGCCGAAACAGTGTCTCGCACCTCCATAGCCACAACTTGCGAGCGTCCATCTTCCTCATTGCCAAAAGGATCGCCACGGTAATACTCAGTGCCCTTGGCGCGGATAGGGGAGATGTCGGCATCGATGTAGCTGACAGCATCCTCCAGCTCACCGGCCACAATGCCTTGCAACTCGGTGTCATCCATCGGATTGACTGCGGCCACATCAGTGCTCAATTGCATATCGTTGATCATTTCTTGTTCCTTGCAGAAATTGCTTTGGCCTTTGCTCTGGCATCAGCCTTACTTGACGCGCCCCACGCCTTCAGACTCAACAGCAAGCGCGTTGGCTCGCCGTCCTTCATCTCTGGACCTGGCATATTGCCCATTCTCGCAAGGAATGATGCCCTGCGCGGGTTGTCGCCACTCTTGACTGGCGGTTTTAAGTTCATGCCCTCGGCTTTGGCGCTGGCGCGTCCCTTCGCGTTTAGGCCGCCTTTGGGATTTTTACCTTCACTACGCTGCCACGCGGGTGTCTTCATAGGGCACTTTCTTCAAAATCACATACATGGAGTCAACTGCACGCGGCAGTCGCAGTATCTCTTCTTGCGGCAATTCTAGGCTTGCACCGTAATTGCTAAGACTCATTTGCAAATGCGTCAACTCAAACCGACTACCTTTCCAGCCCAAGTACCACGCCCACTCGCAGTAATACACCCAAGATTTTTCGTTGAACGCACGCACATGAGTCGGGTCTTGCCATGCGCCATGACTCAAGTCATACGGCACATGAATGTGCATCTCGCCACCTTCACGCAACAAATCCCGACAGTTGGTCATGGCCGTTACCAGATCGGGTATGTGCTCCAACACATCATTGGCGATGATCCTGTCAAAGCAAAAAGGCTTAATAGTCACCAGCCCAACTGGTGACTGTATGACTTCACCTAGTGACAATTTGCAAATATCCAGCACCCAATCAGCGCCAACATCTGCACGAATGTCAGCATTCACGCAGTCAGTCTTGTAGTCCTTGCCCGAACCCAGATTAAGAGTTAAACCATTGCTTGGCATAGTCTGGCCTGTTCTTTAAAAGCCATGGAATGGCAGCCTTGGTCAGTGCGTCACCGTTCATGCCCACCGTCTGGCTGCCAATGTGATGCACATATGACCGACTCAGGTAATGGTGAAAGCCTGCTTTTCTCAAATCCTCGCAGTGCACATCATCGGAGTACCAATTCAGCGGAGGAAATTTCGCGGCCTCCCACGCATCGCGCCCAATCCATGCAAAGATGGGGGATGGGCATTCCAGCGGCACAATTGCGTCTTCATAGGGGTACTTGAAGTAGTGCAACTGCTGCCCAAAGGGATTTGATCGCACATTTTGCACAGGTCTGGCCGCATCACAACGCGCTGAAACCCAGCCCACAGGCTCGCCGGTTTCCTCTTTCAACTGCACCACATCCTCCATCAGCAGTCGGTAACTGGTTGGTGTCAGCACAATGTCATCGTTAGCGCAGATCACTGACTCAAACCCATCGGCAAACGCCCTGTCCATGATGTCGTTGTAATCCTCACCGAAATTGTGCGGCGCACCAAAGACCTTCAGGTCAGCGTCAAAGCCGCCAATGATGGACTCTGGACCGCGCAAATACACAGGCACTTCGGGACAGTACTCTGCGATGCTTGTGAGCATCACCCGCAAACCTTTGCCAGTGACTGTGCTGATGCATATGGGGGAGATCACTTCTTGGGCTTCTTCTTGGCGGTCTTGGCCGCCAGCTTGAAGTCAGCAGCAGATGGTGCTGCCTTTGATCCCACCTTGTTCATCTTCTCGCCAGAGCCTGCGGCGATGCGTTTTTGCTTGGCGTTGATGTTGGCGTACAGGCCTGGCTTACTCTTCATCTTTAACCCCAATCTTGATCGTTAAAAGTGACTCTGGCTCTTCCTCTTCCTCTTCTTCCTCTTCCTCTTCCTTGACGATCCAAGCCGAGCAAGTACGGCTGGCCGCGCACTTGAAGTCGAATATCTCGCAATACCCCAAGTCACCGGCATCAATCATGCCCCAAGGATCGCCCTCATCGCCAATGCCCTTGGCAATGCAATCGAGCATCGACTTTTCCTGATCAAAGGCCGCGCAATTACCGCATCGGCTCATCTTTGCGTCTTGAGCGTCAACGCCCCACTCATCGGCCATCTCCATCCAATACTGCTTGTTGGGCAGATTCGGATTCTCAGGACCGTAGTTCGCAGACGCAATCGCCTTGCCGCGATTCTTCAAGTTCAGCGTGATGTCTTGCGTGGCCATGGGGCAGCTTTCGCCATCCTCGTAACCCTCATCTTGGTCCATGGCCTGATCCATGGTGCGCTTCAAGGTAGCCATTAACGCATCCCCTTGGTCTTCATGTTCTTCGCTGTACGCGCACCGCGCATGGGCATCTTGGCAGAACTCAAAGCAATAGCCACCGCTTGGCGTGGATTCTTGACTACTTTGCCGCCTTTGCCAGAGTGCAATGTGCCTTCCTTGAATTCGCCCATCACCTTGCCGACTTTCTTTTGTGCCTTGGTCATCTTCATCTGAATGCTCCTTGAATAAACGAATTATGCAACCCTTGATAGGTTTCTTTTCAACGGTTGACTCCACTTCGTGCTGGCCTTTGACCCCATCATGCCGATCACAGCATCAGAAGCAAAGGTCAAGCAAAAAGCATCAGCCTTGTCAGGCGAGGCCAAACCACGCTTTCTGATCTCGTCCTTACCCTCAATCTGAATCTTTCCATTCGAGGTAAACGAATACCTGACTGTCGCCAACTCAGCAATCAGCAGCTCATCCTTTGGCAGACGGCAGTCCCGCGCCTCAAGCCACGACTTGGCCTTGTACCAAAGTTCAGCCTTTAAGTTGCGGTATGTCGTACCCATGGCCGGTGACTCGCTCACATTGATACCGCGAGCCGGTAAATTCAACTCTCTAAGACGGTCAACCACGCCAGCGCCAAGACCAATGCTGTCAACCAGTATCTCTGTTGGCCTCTCGCTTGGCGGCAATATCTCGTACTCAGCCACCACCGCACCCGTCAGTTGCATCAAATCCAGATTCTTCCAAGTCTTAATAGGCTCAGTCACCGCGTTACCCCGCCTTTTGCACAATGCGGAACGGTCCGAACCAAAGCGTGCCACATCCAAACCCCACACCAATGGCGCGTAAGGCGATGCTTCCACATCCCGATTCATCGCTAAGTCCAGCAACTCCATAGGAATGACGGTATCTTCGTCAGACTTAGGGAATTCACCCAGAACGCGAATCCGATAAGCATTGGACTCCTCACCGTAACGCGCCTTCATCTCTTCAATGTAGGCCGCACTGACCCTTGGCGAGTCCGCGCAACTCACCTTCATCGTCACCCAGTCACCCGCCAGACGGTTGTGGGTGTCGTAGAAGAAGCCGCTGGAGCGCACCGGATTGCCGAGTAACAGCGTCACAGCGTTGTGGCCGGACATTGAGCCGGAAGCCGCCTCAAACACCTTCTCAGGTATACCGGATGCCTCATCTCCCACCAGCATCACATGGTCGCTGTGAACCCCTTGCAAGGCTTCGGGCTGCTCTGCCCTTGATGTTCTGGCCGAGATGAACGCTTCCTCGTTTGCGCCAATCACCTCAATACGATCCTGCTTCACATCCAATTGCTCGGCCAGCATGGGCGGCAGCACCTTCACCCAACGCTTGACCTCGGCAAATAAGGCATCGTAGAGCTGGCTGGATGTCGGTGCTGTGACCACCACCTTGACAGGAAATCTTAGGAACAGATACCAAATCATCGCCCAGCTTGCAGCGGTGGACTTGCCAACGCCATGTCCTGACCTCACCGAGATACGGCGGTTGCCTGCCGCGATGTGATTCAAGAATTCAATCTGCCACTGGTCAGGCTCAGTGTTGAGCACCTCTCTGACAAATAGCACAGGGTTGTGCTTGTAGAGCTTGACGAATTCGACAAAAGGGTTATTGGCCACCAAATCATTGGAAATTTTTTTCGGGGCAGACTGCTTCGCGGCGGTGGGGGTAGGGGTGGTGGTCATCGGGTTATGGGATTCGGTAGGTGTTTGGCTGCGTCATCAGCCGCCCCCGCCGCAAACGCGCAAGGGGGGGGCATCGCGCCGCGCCAGGCGCAGGCCGCGCCCACTTTACAGCGAAAAGATATCCACAGGGGTATGCATCGTTAAGTCGTTGATCCATATACTTTCTTACAGAACGCTTACAGAATCCATTTAACACGATGTCCATTATGTTAAGTCAAATGTGGATAACTGGCTCTGATTTGCTCAATCAGTAGGCAGATTTGCGTTATCCACAGGCCAGTGTGTTCAATCATCGCGTTTTTCTGTGGATAAGTCTTCGATGACCTCGGTATGGCGCAGTGCCGCCATGCGTAGGTCTTGGACATTGATGTTGATTTGCGCGGCTTTTTGTAAGCCGTAAGTCTTCTGATCCCACCGTTCAGCCAGCCACTGGCGCGTTCGGATGCGCTGGACATCGCGCTGCGCGTGATCGACATCCA